GCGCCAGTGCCACCGGCCTGCATCAGCCCGTTAATCAGTGCGCTGTTGTAGCTCATTTGGGAGTTGTACTGCGAAAGTTGATCCTGTCCGGCCTGCGCGGTCGCGCTGTAGATCGGGGCCGCGTTGACGTTCGCGCCGCTGAACTGCTGGAACTGCGGCAGCGTCACCTGCGAGCCGGTGCGTAGCGCGTTCATCTCGTTCAACGGCTGGTTGCGGATCGCGAGCGACTGCTGCATTAGTTGCGGTTGCAGGTTGATCGCCTGCAATGCCGCTTGACTGTAGGCGTCGTTCTTGCCCTGGTTGAACGTGCGATAGGCGTTGTTGTACGCCTCGCTTCCGGCTTGCAAACCTTGATTGGCGAGCTTGTTTTCCAGCGCGGCTTCGTCCTGCGCGATCTGCGGGCGCAGCCGGGCAAGGATGGATTCCTGCGCGGTGTCTTGTAGCTGGCCGATGCTGCTGTAGTCCATCGGCGAGCTGAACGACTCGCCGACGCGCCCGATGCCGGCTTCGGCAATGCCGCCGAGCCCGGCAATCATGCGGTTTTCCTGATCCTGCCGCTGCTGCCCGAGCGGGGTTAGTTCGTCGGTGATGTAGGGGACCAGTTCATCGCCCGTGATCTTGCCGGAGTAGTCCACCTTTCTCGACCCGAGCGGCGTGCTTGTCCACGGGTTGGAGAGTTTGGCCGTGGCGATCGCGGCGTCCTTGTTGGCTGCGCCCTGCGCATTGGCTGCGCCGACGTAATCAGGCGTTGCCGGAGCCGATGGCTTACCCATAGCGTCTGTTTTCCTTGCTGAGTGTGAGTATCACCATGTCCGCAGCGGGGCAGGCGTTGGGAATGCGCGTGACTTCGCGAAACCCGAGGTGCTTGTCGAAGCGCAATGCTTTTTCGTTGTCGCTGCTGACGATGCCGATGACGCAGTTCACGCGAAGCTGTTCGAAGGCGTACCAGTGGATCGCGTGCAGCCATTCACGATTCACGCGCTGCGCCGCCACGTGCGCGACGACGCTCGCTCCGTTGAAACTGTCGAAGATGGCGCCCGCGACGACCTCGCCATTCTTCTCTAGGCCAATGGCGACAGCATCCGAGCGAAACTGACCGCCCGTCTGTGCGGCAACCCATTCGCCGACTCTCGGGCCGTCAACTAGCCCAAGATGCCGCCGCGCTCCATCACGAGCGTCGTCGCTATCCATTCGATTGACATGCCGGACGCCTGCGTCTTCAGCCTCACACCACCGAAGACACCGACACCCGAGCAGCCTTGCCAGAATCGGTTGATCTGAAGGCCGGAACCCCAGATGGAAGAACCCCAGATAGCCGCATCCCAAAGCGCACCCGTTGCAGGTGCTACGGTAATCGGCGTGGTGGGGTCGGTCTCGTCAAAGTCGATGTTCATCGACCCATAGATAAGCGGTGAGCCATCGGTCCGGATGAGCGGTTGCATCGACACCCAGCGCTTGCGAACGCCGGGCATCTTGTAATCCTGGAACGCTTGCAACGCATTGCCATTGATCGCAATGCCGTTGTCCGCCTGCGTGTCCCAGAGCTTGACCACAGAGGTCGCGGCGCCGCCGAAGGGCGAGTCATTGAACAGCGTGAAGCAGACGCAGTCCCAGCCCGTGTATTTGCTCCACGCGCGGGTAATGGTGTTCATCACGTACTGCTGGCGCTCGGTCGCGCTGGTCGGCACGTTAAGCCACAACTGGTTCTCGCGCGGGAAGTACATCGTTTCCCAGCCGTAGTTCGATCCGTAGTTCGTGACCGCGTCAGACACGGCCCGCTGAATCTTGTACGACAGCGCCACTTGTGGCTGCACGCGCGAGGATTGCAGCGCACCGGACAAGGGGATGACGCCGTCCTGACAGATAAGCAGCAGGTCGCCCGCGTACTTCATCAGGCACCTCCGGCCCACCGGCGCGCCCATCGCCCATACGCCCGTCAGTGCGAAGGTGTTCGCGCTTGCAGGGTCGGTGCCCTTGTAGACGATGACTTCGCCTTTCGAGGTCACGAAGACAAGGTAATCATCCGCGCCCTGCCCTGCATCGATCGTCCACGAGGCCATTGCCATGACGTAGCCGCCGAGCTTCGCCACGCCGTAGAGCGGGAAGACCGTGGCCGCGCCGCCGAGGGCGTTCGTGCCGAGATACCACACGTTCAGGCTGTTGTTTTCCACCAGCCAGATGCGGTTCTTGAACAGGTAGATTCCGACGCAATCGGCCGTGTCAACGCCCGTGATGTCGTAGGGCGCACCGTCACCGTCCTTAGCCCATGCCGTGCCGGTATAGACAATCGACTTATCTTCGCCATTGACCGCGCGCAGGTAGTTGCCGCCGGTCGTGCTGACGTTGATGTATTGCCAGCGGGCGTTAGATAGCGTGGTGACCGCCGCCGCACCCACCGCGCCGGCCGTCGTCACGTCGTAGATTTCGGTCCCGCAGGCTGCGAACAGTTTGTCAGATGCCGGTCCGGCGTAATTCATGAGCGTTTCAGTCTCGGCCGGCAGGCCCGTCGCCCATTCGGAATATCCGTATCGCTGGTTCACACTCGTCGTACTCGGAAACCAGTTTTCCAGAATGACGGCGTCGTTCGGCGCCATTTCCGACAGCACGTCGCGGGCGTTCCATCCGCCAGTCGGCGCCGGCAGATTGACGGAACCCGAAACAGGCCGCTGAATCAGCGGACCACGGCGAGCGGCTTGCATCAGCTACCGTAGCCGCTATCGGGCAGGTTCACCCAGCCGATGAGCGCGGTAGACATGCGCGGGGCCATCGACAAGTTAGGCGCACCACCGTCCGCACTCTTCGCGATCTCCAATTGCATGTTGTAGTCCCTGAACAGCGCCGTGGTTTCGAAGCCCTTCGTTTCGAAATACTTGAGCTTCAGCGCGAGGACCATCAGCCGGTCAGGGAAGATCGCCGTATCGGTGTCCTGCGTGAGCGATGCGACAAACGTCCCGGACGAGTCCTGCGCCCAATAGCTCGACACGTACTCGAAGCCAAGATATTCGTTGGTCCCCATCGGGGGCCAGACTTGGAAATAGCCGCCCATCTGCCGCCAGCGCATGCGCGGACCGGTGCTGATGTAGCCGGACTTCAGCCATTGCCACTGCTGCGGCGTCTCGGGGCCGAGCATTTCCCAATGTTTCGACTTGTCCCACTGCGTCCGATCCGTGATGCGATCGAAGCCCGCAGGCATCGCATACTTTACTTTCGAGAACGTGAGCGACGTTGAGCCGGTGACGTTCGCAGCCTGCGACAGCGTGACTTGCGTGGCGGAGTCAACCGTCAGGATGTACGTGTCCTGGTTGATGCCCGTCCCGGTGACCATGTAAGTCGTATCAAGCGACGACGTGTCAGACAGCCCCGTAACCACCGCGCTGCCGTCCGTCGTCGTGCCCGTCTGCGTGCTGTACTGCGTCGTAAATCGGTACTCAGTATTCAGCGCCTGCCACGGGTATTGCCGCGCCAACTCGTAACCGGCCGCATTCAGGAGCGCGAGCATCTGCACCACGTCCTGCGTCTGGTTCCCCGCCACGGACGACGGGACAGCAAGGCCCAATTCAGCGGACGCTTGCTGCACGAGTTGGAGCATTGCCATTTACGCGGCTTCCTTTCGGGGGCGACCGGGGCCGCGTTTGTCGTTCATGAGTTCCGCCAGTTGCGCCGCCATCGCTTCTTGTTGCTCGCGCAGCGCGGCGATCTCTTCGTCCTTCTTGCGGAGTTCGTCTTCGCGGTTCACCGCTTCGGCGGTATCGCTTGCCGCGCGCAAGTAGGCTTGTGCCTTTTGCCGCAGCGTGTAGGGGTCCATGCCTGCGGCCATGCCAAGGCGCTGCACCATTTGGTCCGAGGAATTCGCGATGCTCTCGACCGTATAGAACTTGTGGAAGCGCAGCGACTCCGCTTGATCGCGACCAATCAGCGCCCATTGCGCGATCGGCGTGCCGACGACTTCCACCGCGCCTTCCTTGCTCTGTTCGTACCGCGCCCAATGAATCGGGAAGCGTTGTTTATCACCGGCATGCGCCGGGCGATTAATCACAAGAAGATTGTTGCCGGGCACGCAGATACGCACGAAGTCGACCCAGTCGTACATCGGGCGCCCTTCTTGGTTGCTGCGGAATTCATTCAGCACTTTGTCCAGTCGAAACTCGACCGCAAGGGCAGCATCAGGATTCGAGGCGCCGGAGAACTCCGGATTATTCAGGTCAGAAGCAAGCATCGTTTGTCTCTCAAGGAATTGAGAAACCCCCGACCACGCGGCCGGGGGGCATTGCAGAGGAACAGCGGATTACAGCGTGCGGCCAACCTTCGGCCAGTTGATGAAGCCCGCAGCGGTTGCCGCAGCACCACCGACCGTGGCATCGAGGATGATGCCGTCGATCACTTCCGAGCTTGCCGTGGC